ACCCTCATAGCAAGCTTTATTGAGTTTAGTGAAGTTATGTCTAACCTTCTTAAGGCCTTTTACTTGTTTAATCTTGAACATTATAATTCACGTAGTAAGGTAGTAATATGATGAAAGTTTGAATCATAAGACATCTCTTTGACTACATAGTGTTTATTACGGTACTTAATTCTGTTATCTACAGTTATTGATGTACCAGATTTAAAGAATCCTCTAAAGCTAACATCATCAAAACGTCCTTGTGCTTCAATTCGTTCTGAAGCGGTTAAGGGACTCATTCTACAATCTGTTTTAGATGTAGAATCGGTCCATGTATATGTCCATTCACCTAGATAGTTTTGAGAACTAGCTTTGGTTACTAGGTAGCATGTATGTTCCATTAATGATATATAGCTCATGTTATATGATGCTTCTTTCTATGACAACTTTCACAGACAGTTATAAGATTGTTTGGATGATGTGAACCACCATTACCAACTGGTCTTATATGATGACAATGAGGATGTTGTGTTCGTCTTCCACATAATCTACACATAAATCTATCTCGTTTGAATATATAAAATCTTATTTTATTCCAGTTCTTAGGATATCGTGGGTCTAAACTATGAAGGTCATACATTTAGTCATTAGCTTTATAGATTCTATAATCACTAGGAGTTGCCATTTTCTCTAGCATTTCTATAGCCATCCTATGCCATGTTAGTGATGGTACAAAAGGACTAGATTGTATATCTGTACCACGTGATATCGGTTCAGCTAATGTATATGCATAATCTCCTAATCGTTCAGAGCTTAAAGTATAATACTTCTTAGCTAATTTAGCAGTAGAGATTATATTAGAAATTATTAACAGTAAAACTGGAATCCTAGCCTTCGCTGGTATAGAACCTCCTCCAAAGTATACATGTTTGACGAATGTCTCAACAGATTCTATCTTTAATAGAATTTCTGCTTTAGAGACATCATCATAATCTAAAGGAGGGGAAACGAAATTCCTTACATCAATTTCATTGACCACTAATGGAGTATAATCTGTCATTATGGTTTACCTATTCTTGGGTCAGCTTCTCTTAAATCCATTTTCTTCTTAGATTTAATGCTAGTATCCATAGGAAATGGAAACTGCTTAATCTCATAAGAATCTGGATTAGTTCGTCCACCACCCAAAGATTGGTCATCTAAGACATCAAGTTGGTCTAAGAGCTCATCACTGTATTTAGTTCTGTCTTCAAGAGCTTTAGCTCGTTTATCATGATAAGTTTGCGTCATCCAAAATTGGTCACCCTTACCGTGTAACATTTATCTACCAATATGTATTAAATCCAGGGAAATAGTGTGCTGTTCCATCTATCGTTATCTTTAGCCAAGCTGACGTAGACGCAGCCGGTAAGAATTGACCTGATTTAACTCCTAATTGTCCACTAACCCAGACACCAGTCCAGGTAGCTGCACTCATAGTAGTTCCATCATTGTAACCATATAGACCTCTGCCATTCTTTTTGAGGGTCAAGTTTTCTATTTCTATAACTGGAAGTTTTCCACCTGCCATACTTCCAACACCTTATGTAATTTTAACATCTCTAACATACACTCTAAAGAATTAATGGGGATGATTTATCCCCTCATTCCAGAACAGTTTACCTTACTTTGTCAATATTAGAATACCAGACCCTGCTTGAATGGTAGCTACACCATATCTCATGGTACAAGCTATTCCCATTATGTCATGGATTGGGTCCTCATATTCTTCAGTTGTTAAGTCCCTTCTCATTGCTAGATATGTGTGAGCTGCCTTATCGAAGATAATGACATTATATTCGTTAGCTTGGTCAGTAGAACCCCATGTGTGTCCAGCGGAACCTGTGGTTACGGAACACGTATGTGGAGTTAAACCTAATATCTTTGGGATATTACCACTAGTTAATGTTGAAGATGTACCTGCCCAAGATGCATACACTAGGTTTGAATCTTGTAAGAGATATCCTTCAGCGGATGGGTGTGTAATCATTGTATCTGGCATATAGTTATTACCAGCTACATTAGCTCTAGCTTGTGCTAAGTCAGTTACTGCAATATGTGAAGCTGCTGGGTCTAAGTCAGAAGTTCCTGCTGTAGTGTCTGTGAGGATTTCAAGTAAACAATCTCTGTTTAACTTATTTTCCATACGTGCACCGGATTTCTTAAGTTCTAATTCAACTACATCAAAGAGACCATCTTCGATAAGTTCATTAGTTATAAGTGGTCTAGTACCTATTTTCTTAATTACTATATCCTCTTTTGAATAGATTTGGTCATCAATTGGAACTTTAGCGCCTTCTGCTAAGTCATCAGCATATGTGCCTACTTCTCCTTTAACTATCCTAACTGAGTATGAATCAGTTTTGATTTTAGGGAGAATGTCTCGGAAAACTTTCCAAGGTTCAGCACCTTCTGAGATGGTTTTGTAGACCTCTTCTTGTACTAAGTTAGCTGTTTGAGCTGCCTCAGATTGTAGAAGAGCTTTGTATTCCTTCTCATTAAATAACTGCTTAGTTGAGGGTTTATTAAGAATACGAGTACGCTCGGTATTACCAGCGAACCCTAATTCCAATAATTTTGTTAGTTTCGACATATATCTTTCCCAATACTTTTGTACATTACTACATACACATTAGACAACACATTAACCTAAGATTATGATTCTACCAATACCAGTTGCAGTGGTACCTTTCACTACTATAGCTTGTGAAGAGTAAGATGCTATATTAGAGAAATAACCTTCTGAAACAACTCCCACTCGAGTTCCAGCTGCTTGTGAACCAGTAAGTACACAATTTACGATATTCCCAGGTCCATAGATACAGACGGAATTCCCGTCATTAGATGCTGCATCAGCAACACCAAAACATCGGGAAGTATTATTAGTAGGAACACCCACTGTATTATCCGAAACAACTGTTACACCTTGGCCTTTAAGTACCGTACCAGAGGCTTGGTAATTATAGCCACCTACTCCGGGAAATACAGGGATATCGTCTTTAACCGCTGTGTATGACATAAATCATCCTCTAGACTAATAACACTAGTGTCTTATAGTTGGTACTCTGAAGAGTTCCAGCTTCTATAACATAAGCCATGATTCTTTCAGAGCCAGCTTGGGTGTTTGTCATCACACCATCAGCACCAGCATACAATGGTGTACTGGCTACATGGGCTCCATCAGTGATAGCATAGACAATATTACCAGGTCCATACATACCAATTTGGTTTCCATGAGTAGCATATATAGATGCTATGCCGATACCATCATCACCACCAGCTGTGGTGGTAATAGTGTCATCAGCTTGTACTTTCACAGACTGACCAGCGTAGATAGTCCCACTTGCAGTAAATAAATATGCAAATGTACCATCTTGCCTAATTATCTCATTGTCATGAATGTCAGCGGTATCCCACGCCATGTTAACTCCTTAAGTTATTCTCTTTAAATGCGTTTACTTACTTAGTACAATAGGACTTTAATAAGTCCATCTGCGGTAGCTTGAGTTGTGAGAGATAAACCAATTGCACCGGAGCCTCCAATTTCATCTTGGAATTCTCCATTAACGGTAGCAACTACTCTATCACCTGCAGCAACACCAGTACCAGAAGCTCTGCCCCAGACTATATTACCCGGATTCCAAACTCCAATTGGGTATCCAGCAGTCTTGCTATCTATAGCAACACCAACGAAACCACGAGAAGGTTTAGAATCTGTAGCGATGACATATGTATCTTCAACTACTTCCACCGCTTGTCCTCTTAAAATGGTACCAGAAGCAATATAGTTGCATATTCCAGTGTTATCTGCTATGATAACATCCCTATCTGATATAGCTGTAAATGCCATATTTCCACCTTAGTATTTCACTTATATAATTACTTAATCTACATCTCTGTAAAGAACATCTGTTCTAATTGGGTCTCTCACCAGATTTAGTGTTTCATCAGTTTCTTCTACTACTTCCGTTTCGTCTTGTTCAGCTAGTACTTTTGGCTGTTTCTCTGATTTCTCTATAATCTCTAGTCTCTTAGTAAGAGCTGTGATTAGGTCACTCTTAGACTTAATTGCTAATTTAAGGTCATCGATATCCTTGGTATTGGTATTTTGTGCTATAAGTGAATCAACGGATGCCTTTAAATTATCAAAGTCTTTCTTCGAAGGATATGGATAATTTGAAGGTTCTGGATATTTACCTTCCTCAGGTTTAGGTTCTTCAGGGGTTTCTTCGTTTGGAGGCTTAGCACTTTCCATTTCTTCCTCTGGAGGAACTTCCTCTTCTTCTGGAGGTAATTCTTCTTTTGGTTTTTGAAGTTCAGCTATAGCTCCTTTGATAGCCTCTAACTCTCTAGTGAGAGCAGCTAGAGTTTCTTCTATAGTAGGCGCATTTTCGACTACTTCACCTTCAGGTTGAATTGGTTCTTGAGTGATATCTTCTTCTATCACTTCTTGTACTTCTTCTGTAGGCTCAGTAGATTTAACTACTTTTGTCATATTTGTTACTTCCTTTTTAATAACACAGTTACATACATCAGAATTGTTGGTACAATCTTTACTTTTGGATATAATGACAAAGCCAGACTTAATGTTAACTGGCTTATCACATACTGATATTTCAAAAATATTAATCTTATCAACAACATTCCAACATTTATTATCATCACATTCCTTATGCTCAAGAATCACTTCAGCAGCTATTGAAAATCCATTGAGTTCATGTTTTTCTATACTCTTCCAGACTTCATTAGCTGTTAGTAGGTCTTCTCTAATCTTCGCTACTATGAACAATCCCTTATCATCAACGTGTGTCTTTAAATCACCAAACTCAGATAATATTTGTCCTATCTGTATATTCTGGTGTACAAGCATTAAATTAGCGTAATGGGAATCCTTAAGTAAACGTTCTATCCCATCCTTAAGTGTATCTTTAGGTATTATTTGATTCTCTTGGTCTATTTCTATAACAGAAGCGTATCCAGCTATAATTCTTTCCTTTTCGGCCTTTTCTAGAATATTGATATTACCCTTTAGATTAAATGGTATCGTTGCCATCTGTATTGTCTTCATTTCATGATATGGTTGAAGTACTAATTCATAAAGAGGTATATATGAAGTATAAGACCCTGCATTGTTATAATGTATATGAAGATATTTTCGTATATCATCATAATCACACCCTAGAATGCCAGTAAATAATCTATATAATCTAAAGTTGATAGCTTCTTTAACTTTATCGCTGAGGTCTTCTCCTCTAACTACTATATCTATATCATTATCACTTTTACCTTGTGTGGCTACTGAACCTACTATCATAACCATAGGTTTACGTAATGAGATAGATTTAGCATTATTTATGACAGTATCTTTGCATATAATTAGGCTGCCGTCACCTCTACCACTTGGAGGAGTATAGGCATATTCGGTCTCACCCTTCTCACTTAATATCTTTAAATCCTCTTTATCCATATATCATATATATTATCATTGAAATGAAAACTCCGAATGTAATTGGGAAGTACCATTTAAAGTTGGATATACACGTCTCCATTATGGACATGCGCTGGGATATATGTGTAAC